TGCTTGACGGACAATCGGCTGGCTGGCCTTTGTCGTGCCGTAAGACGGTTGCAAATTTACAGATGAGTCCCAGCTAGCTGTCATCGGCTTAAGAGTCCTCCAGGTCGTTGCTGCTTAATTAACTCATTCTGAACAGCAGCGCCAACAAGAGCGCCAAGCTGACGTGATGAGCCTTCATCGCCTTCCACGTTAGTGCCGCTGGCATCGACGTTTACAACAACGCTGGTGCCGCCACCACCGCCAAGCTCGTGATTTGGAACAATCGTTCCAGCACTACCAGGCACAAACAGCTCAGGGCCGCGTTCCCCAACGATCGAAGGACGTCCAACAGGCGGGCGGCCACCGTTTGCAAAACCACTGAGATTTGCGAATATGCCTAAGCCAGTGCTTCTAAGAAGAGTATTAATACCAAGCTGCATCATTTGACGAGCAATGTTGTTTAAGACGCCACCAAGAGCCTCAGAAACACTCGTGGCTTGCATCAAAGAGTCAACAATTCCTGAGCTAATTGTTTGACCGATGTTGTCATAGATCCTTTGGAGACGATCTGCTACAGTGACTTGATTTTCCAAAGCAGCGACTGCTTTAACCTTATTAATCGCATCTTCTTTGTTGAGGATGTTAACATTATTCATAATGTCTTCGATCTGATGCTGAAGAGCTATTTCTTTCTCATTGCCAATTAGCTTGGCTTCTAGTAATTCTTTTTGTCGTTCTAGTGGCAGAACTGCTTGTCTTTGAGCCTCTGCAAGTTGTTGTGCTTTTATTACGTCTTGGCTAATAGCTTGACCCATAATACTTCCTTTTTGTGCATCAAATGCTTGATTTGTGATATCAACTACTTGTTGGCGTTTTTCTGCACTAACGCCTTCTAACTTGTTGATTCTTTCTAAAGCATCGGCTCGTGCAAAATCACTTTTTAGTAATTCTCTGCCTAACTCAGTTTGTTCTCCAAGAAGTTGTATATCGCGGCTAGACTTCTGGAACATACTGTCAGCGGTTTCTTGCCCACTTTTTTGTCTGCGTAAGCGTGCTTTCCTTTCTGCTTCTGTCTCGGGCTTCGGCGCTAATCGTTCTCGACGGTCAGAAACCGTTTCAGGCGGATTAATCGGCACCATATTTGCATCGTACTTAATACCTCCAATAACAAATTCCTGAGATAAAACTTTTGAACGTTGTTCAATTTTTTCAAGTGCATCTGCCAGTTCTTTATATTTCTTGGCAGCAACTCGTGCCGCTCTGCCGTTCCTGGCAACTTTAGGCTCTAACTTCTCCATTTCTGTTTTAACTTTTTTTGCTTGTTCTGCAAGCTCGTCAACACTGTGGCTATTGACAGTCGTAAGTTTATTAAACTCACTAATTCTTTCAGCAGCCTGCGCTGCTGCAACACCAATGGCAACCAAACCAGCCGCGGCGGCTACAAAGGGAAATGCTAAAAAAGCAATTTTTAATCCAATCAATGCACCTTTGACCAGCAAAATTGCAGGAGGCAGCGCAGCAAACGCAAGAGCTAAAGCAGCCGTTCCAACAATTATTGCTTTAACGGGCTCAGGCAAAGCTACAAAACCTTTTAGAAGCTCAGTCGCTGCATTAACAACAGGCAAAATAGCCGGCAACAATTTGTTGGTTGCTGTTTCACTAAAATCAACTGCTGCATTGCTTAAATTTCTAAATTGTTGACCAGGGCCTTTCAACGCCTCTGCCAACTTGCCAGCACCTTCTTGATTGACTCTGGTTAATGCGGCAATAACAACAGGCGCAAGAATCTTTCCTTCTTCGCCTAATTTTTTAAGAGCCCCAACAGTTACATTCATTTCTTGAGCAATGGCCTGTGCAACCAATGGCGCTTGCTCAAGAATTGAATTAAGTTCTTGGCCTCTTAAAACTCCACTGCCTAACGCCTGTGTCAACTGAAGAAATGCACCGGCAGACTCAGATGCCGTCGCACCAGCCAGTCTTGAAGCAGTGTTGAAACCGTTGTAAGTTGCCTCGATTGTCTCAAGACTCATGCCCATAGGCTTTAATCGAGCCAACAGACGCGCAACGCCAGTGTTCGCCTCTGTTTGACTAAGGCCAAACTTTTTAGCAGCACGTTCTGCAATTCCTAAAGCCTCAGCAGTATCTCCAGTGGTTGATGTCAACAGCTTGATTCTTCTTTCTGACTCAATGGCTGATATGCCTGTTTGGATAATTTCTTTAGCTGCTATCGCACCACCAATACGCGCAAAACCGCCACGCAAGCCGCTAAGGCTGCTATTTAGGTCTTTTGCATTACGGGCTGCGCCCCTCAACCCACCACTAAGTCTTTTTGTCGCTCGTGCGCCAACCTCCCCAAGGTTATACAGAGCGCCTTGGGCACGCCCCATAACCTGTTGAACTTTCTTGCCTTCTTTATCAACCTGCTTTAGAGCGGTGACCGCCTTGGCAGCATTGATAATTAGCTCAACACTGGATACTGCCACGACGATCTAGCGATACGAAAAGTCTACCGCCGACTGCTCTTAGCGCGATCCATTGCCTTTTTCTCCTCATCCGCCTTTATCTCAAAATAGGCAGCAAAATGAACAAGCTCCGCATCGGTTAACTCCGTGCGAAGCCTGCTCACAGTCATTCCTAGCTCGCAGGCCAAGTAAAACTCAAAAAAAGTCCACTTGTCCTGCTTTAGTCGTTTTTTGCTTCTTCTATGCCGGCATCTTCACCGACACCAAACAGAAACAGCTCAATTTCGTTTAAGACAGTCTCAGGCAGTTCACGCTGAAGCTTTGGCGCATCAGCAGAGGCAAATGCCTTAGTGCCATCTTCTAGCTCTGCCATTTGGCAAAGCATGTGCGTAGAAATGTCGAGGGCTTCTTCAGATGTAGCGGTGTTCTGAGCCCTCTTGCGGTCTGCTCTTGTGATTGCCTTGAAATACAAATCGACAATCTTTTCGCCAGCCGCATTTTTTAGTTCAAACTTTCGACGCTGGCTGAGGTCAAACGCCCCAACCAGCATGTCAACCGTTCTTTGAGTCGCAGGCATCAAATACCAGAAGTGATAGTACCGTTGGCAGTGAAGTTGACCGTAATCACTTCAATCTCTCCAACCGTAGCACTATATTCTGCGCTTGTAACTAGAGCAGCAAACGACATTTTTTTGTCGCCACTTTCATTTAGATACAACTCAAAGTTTGCGTTAGCTGGATCTTCCGTGGTCAATGCCTCGTTAATTAGATCCAGTTTGTCGCCCGCGCCAGGTGCGTCGTAAAGCACTTCACAGGAGCCTGAGCCACTGACCAAGCCTCCGACGTATGCGCGGAAAGTATCGCCGTGATCGGTGACTTCCAGCGATTCTTTTTCAACTGAGAGCGACCAGGACCGCACTGCAGCGATCTCGGTAAGTGCTGCACCGCCAGCGTCCTTGTCAAACTTGATGGTGCCTTGTTGTCCTCGGAAAAAAGCCATGATCAGATAGCGGTGGTGATGGTGCCGTTAGTTGTGAAATTAACGGTGATAATTTCAATTTCACCCACCGTGGCGGTGAGATCAGCCGATGTCACCACAGCGTCAAAACTGATTTTCTTAGCGCCTGACGTGTCCAGGAACAGCTCAAACAGCGCGGTGCCTTCATCGGTTGCGGTGTTGATGTGATCGACAAAAGCAGCGGTTTCATCACCGCTTGATGCCGTATACATCAGCTCAACACTGCCCGAGCCCGTGATGATTCCGCCAACGTTTCCGCCGTAGGTGTCACCCATCACGGTGGTTTCCAACACTTCTTTGTCGAGAGTCAGCGACCACGAGCGAGTGCTAGTAATCGCCGCCGCACTAGATCCGGCGTCGTCAAATTTGACGCTCCCTTCTTCGCCTCGAAAGAAAGCCATAGGTCAGAGTTCCTCGATAGATTCAAAGGTCACACGGACCTGGGTTTGAAAGTAGCCCTCGGGAGCTGGTGAAGCCAGTACCTCTGGGCCAAAAGGGGCGTCGAAGTAAACCCCCGACACATTGACCCTATTGTAAAGGTTTCGGACGCGCTTACCAATGACGTAATTACTTCCGGGTCCAACACCCCGAGGAGTAAAAATGTTCATGACCATGGTTCCGACAATCAAGTTGTCAGAGTCAGAAGTTCCGCCTTGAGTCAAATAATCGTTGTCGCCAAAATTGACTTGGCACTGCACCCATGAAGAGTTTGGCGTTGGCTCATAAGGCATGTTGTGGAATACGACAGGAATGACCGGACTGCCTGCTAGCTCTGTTGCTAAGCGAACTTCAATGGTTGACCTGATGGTGTTGAGATCAGCTGCTGCCATCAGATCCCTCCAGTAATACGTCTAAGAATTTTAGAGAGACGGGTCTGAATGATCTCATTCATGATGTTTTCCGGGTAACGGATCACAACCGCAGGCGTGCCTGTCGTTTTAGGTGTTTTGCCTGGAGCGTACCTGCCTTTCCAAGAAGGGGGCATTGACTGCCCAAACATGACAGCAGGCGCATAATCCTGCGTGTCTGATCCATTGGGATTGAGCTTGGAACTGACGAAGACACGTCCCTTAAAACGGTCGACTGACTCTTTTCGCCAAGACCCAATTAATGTGCCTGTTACAACCGGCGTACCAGGTCCAGGTGGCACCTCTGTTTTTAACTTGACGTACAATTCATCGGTCAATCTTGAAATTAGTGTTTCGAGCTGCGATTCAAACAAACCCGCAACCTGATCAACTCGGATATTTGCAGTTCTGGTAATACGAGCCGGGGGCCGTGGCATCCTTATGCCCTCAGGGTTAGTTCGTGAGTAATCGCCGTGTTGTCTTGCTCTGTCGTTTCAACACGAATAATTTTATGCACAACCGTGCTGATCACAACGCGATCTTTTGTTCCTGGTGCTGATGGCAAATCTTTTGCTGCAATCGTCAGGCGCTTGTCACCCTGCTGAACAAGCTCATTCACCTCGCGAACACTTACATCTTCCAAGACACCCTTGACGTCGGTGTCGCTGACTGTCTCAGCAATTGCACCCGTGGTGGTGTTATAAGCGCCAGCAGAAACGTAACGAACTGTCACATCACCGCCGAACTTTGCGATGACAGTACCGGCCACTTTCTCAAGGGATTGAGCAAGTCCCATCAGACGCTATAAACAACGACATGACCAGAGGTCAAAGTAATCGATGTAAAAATCACGCCTTCAATGCAAGCGCCGTGATGAATGTCAATTGCAGACGGAGCACCTGATCCGTTTTCAGTAATGCCTTCAGAAGTCATCGCGGCAATGACTGCATTCTTCAAGGCTTCCACCTTGTAAAACCTGCCAGTATGCGCGGCTGTATCAGTAATGATGATTGCCTTTGACGGCGAATAACCCATTCCCATGATCAGCTCCGTTTGATTGCGATGTTGCCTGGTCCGCTAATTCTAAGCCCTGTCAAGTAACGCTCGACCATTGGTGGGATTCGATCTGCACCAACAGCACCAGTCTTGTCAGGCGTTACGTCAAGGCTGCCAATCTTGACGTTCTTAAAGTCTTCAAGGCCGCCAAGGCTGATGCCATCCTTGTTGCTGTGCAAGTAAACAGCAAGCTCAATCTGAGCACGCTTGACCTGATCAGGAACCTCGGTGTCTGCGAAGTAATCGTCGGATATGCGGAACGGAAACCCGGTCGCGTAAGTATTGACGTAGGTATCGGGCTTTCGCACGCCAGTACGCGGCCATTGCAATGCCTGTGTGTCGGTAGCGCGTGCGCCTAAAAATCTTTCGCGGTCGAGCCGCTGTGCTGCAGCCGTTAAAGCACGATTGCGGCTATCGGTGTTGCCTGAACCCCACTTGTTCGCATCAGTGCCAAGCACCATCGCCTCAACAAAAGCGTCAGCCTCAGCCAGCGTTATGTAGCTGTTGGCGCTTGCTCCGCCCGCTGTTGCGTCGATTGATACTGCCATCGGGCTTCACGTTAGAAGTCTTGTATTTGGGCTTTTCAGGGGCTAAGGCCGCCGCTTGCGCAGCAGCCTCGCGTTCCTTCATTCGCCTAAAAGCGAATAAACCCATCAGGAGCTTGCGCCCTTCAGAGCTACAAAGGAAAGGACAATCGCCTCTCCCAGTGAACCTGCAGACAGGTTCGCAACGGTGATCTTGAATGAACCAGCAGCGATGTTAGTTGCCTGCGCCAAGTAAGCGCCAGCAGTACCAGCAGAACTGTGATTTACCACCACTACGTCAGTGGCGCTGATCTCGCTGTTGGTAACCACGAAGGTCACTTCAGCGGCAGCCGCTAGGGCTGCATCGTCAAGGGTGATTTGACCTGAAGCTGCGTTCAGAGTCACACCTGTCGCTTTGCTGGTGGCCTGGGTAACAGTGCCGCCAGTTGTCGGGCCAATGAGTTTGCCCGCTGTTGCCTCAAAAATGGATGCCATG